GAATATGACCTGTGTTGCAAAATCTTAGATGGCGACACTGATGAGCCTATTGATGATTATTTCTGCATGATACGCGAACTGGAGGATGGCGACGATCCTTATGATGTCAACGCTTTAGTCAAAGCGAATCCTGTGCTGCAGCATGAAACTGAATACAGCAAGCATTTGCTGAAGGAAATCGTAAGCGAGGGACGTGAAGCATTTGTAAGTAACGACCCGAAAAAGCTGCGCGAATATCTGACTAAACGCTGTAATTTGTGGCAGGACAGCAGTGAATTGAAATATATGGATGGCCTGATGCCTAAGTGGAAAACACTGAAGGTGACCCGTGATGAACTATATAAAATTATCAGCGGCAAGCGCTGCATAGTTGGTTATGACCTTTCAAAGCGCATTGATCTGACAGCTGCGACTTTTATTATTCCGCTTGATGAAAAGCGTGTAGCAGTAGTTTCGCATGGCTTTATACCTGAAGAAGCGGTAAAACGACATGAACAGACTGACCGCATAGCCTACAGGGAATATGCCCAGCGTGGCTACTGCACCATAACAGAGGGCGCAGCTGTTGATTATGATGTGATGAAGGTATGGGTAAAGTGCTTTGCTAATGAGCTGGATTTAGATGTTGTGGAACATTGTTTTGATGGCTGGAACGCTTCTTACTTCATGCAGAAGCTGGAAGAAGAAGGGGAAACAGTTATTGAAGTGCGGCAGGGTATTCCGACTTTGAGCGAACCTACCAAAGAATTCAGGCTGAAAGTAGTGGAGAGCAATATTATCCATGAAGGCAATGAGCTGTTTGACTGGTGTTTGCGTAATGCGTATGCCTACACTGACAGCAATGAAAATATCAAATTGAGTAAGAAAAATAAAGATGATACGCAGCGTATTGACTTAGTTGCTGCCGGCATAAATGCTATGGCACGTTTGCCTGCATTTTATGAAGAATACGGCGGCACTGGCGGCAGTTCCGGCGTTCGTTTTTTGTGAGGTGATGTAATGGATAAGGAAGATAAGGCTATTGTCATACTGGTGCTTTTGGGTATGTTGCTTGTCGTGACCGGTATTGCACTGATCAGTATACCGGCTGCTTTAATTGTTGCCGGCGTGCTGTTGGTTGCTGTGGCAGCCAATATTGCCAGGCGAAAAGTAGAACAAACAAAAAAATGAACGGCTGTTTCCTTGTGGGAATGGCTGTTTTTATTTTACCTGAAGGGAGGTGAAACAAAAGATGAGTGATACGATACGCAGCCCGGCAGGCCTGCTGGTGGGGGCTTTCAAAAATCTCTTTGCGCCGGGTGCCGCAAAGAGTGCAACTGTAAGCAGCCAGTTTCGCCTTACACCGGGAATGATGCTGAACGGAGTGCAGCTTAATAATGTGACTGCCATGCAGTATAGCGCAGTATGGGCTTGCATCCATGTGCTGGCTGAAACATTTGCCAGTTGTAAATGCTATTTGTATCAGAAGATGCCTGACGGCAGCAGGCGCAGGGCTGTTGAAAATCCGCTGTATGATGTGCTGACATATGTTGCTGCACCGAATATGCCGGCTTATTATCTGCGTGAAACTATGCAGTATCATGTGCTGAGCGGGGGTAATGCCTATGCTGAAAAAGTATTGGACAGCAAGGGAGAAGTTACGCAGCTGAACATGCTGCTACCTATGAATGTGCTGCCGGTACAGGACTATAACACCGGTGAGATTTATTACAATGTCAATGACCGTGGCAAGCTGTATAAGCTACCTGCGGAAAAAATATTGCATATTCCGGGGCTTGGCTATAACGGTGTTATTGGTTATAGTCCGCTGGCAATGGCGCGGCGTGCTATCAGCTTAGGCATGAGCAGTGAAGAACTTGGCAATAAATTTTTTGAAAATGGCGCATTGGCAACTGGTGTTTTGGAAACTGACAAGCCTTTGAAAGAAGATGCCTGGCAGCGTTTGAAAGAACAGTTTAAGTCTCGTTATGAAGGCAGTAGTAATGCCGGATCTACGATGATCTTGGAAGGCGGTATGAAATTCAATCGTATTTCTGTAAATCCTGAAGAAGCGCAATTTTTGGAAACACGCAAATATCAAACTGAAGAAATAGCACGCTTCTACCGTGTTCCGCTGCATCTTATTCAGAATTTGGAAAAGTCAACGTATTCCAATATAGAGCAGCAGACGATTGACTTTTATCAGAACACAATGCTGCCGTGGTTTGTGCGCTGGGAACAGTTTATGAACATGCGTTGTTTAACGCGCCAGCAGCGGCAGGAAGGTTATTACTGTGAATTTGATATGCTTTCCATGCTGCGGGGTGATAATCAAAGCCGTGCTAACATGCTGCACCTTATGCGGCAGGATGGCATTATCAATGCCGATGAATGGCGTGAGCGCGAGAACATGAATCCGCTTCCTGACGGGCAAGGTAAAACAGTATTTATTAATGGCAATATGCTTCCTGTTGAGGAAGCTGCCAAAAAGAAGGGGGCGAATAAAAAATGAGCATGGAATTGAAAGCCTGCCGTGAAGCGTTGAAAAGTGGTAATAAACCTGCTG